CCATGAAAACTATCAGGTACTGCAAACACTGATATTTCTTTATAATAATTAATTCCTATTTGTTTAAATAATTCCATTTCTTCTTTTATATATTTAAAACTGTCTTGTGCTTCCATAGTACTTGTAAAGTCTCTAAATCCTTTTTCTATTTTATTTATAGTAAACTCATCTATACAAGTAACATATTTACTCACATCACCATAGTACTTCTTAATTACCTCCTTACCAGTAGCTACAGATTCTGGTGTAGACTCAGCTCCACTAATTATATTAGATGCAAATAAATCTACAGTTAGTTTAGGTATTCTTATAGAAACTCTATGCTTAATACTATATTTTATATCATGTCTTCCAGTAAATTTATAAATCTTATCATTTATATATTCCTCAAATAACTCTTTTGTGAGATCTCCTATGTTTTTACCTTCTGTTAAAGCTAAATCAAATAACTTTTGAATAGTGTCTTTTTGTATATCAATCTTACTCATCTTTTCCTCCTATATTAAGAGTTGCTTCATTTATAATTTTATTTTCAATATCTTCATTAAGTATAAACTTTTTATAAACACCATCATATAAATCTAAGAATAGTTCAAATATAAAATCAGTACAATTAGGATTAAACCTAAATAAAGATGTAGAAATTCTATTATTAAACCAAGCTTTAGTTTCTTCTTTAAATTTATTAAATTCTTCAGTTTTGTAATCTTTTATATTATTACTATAAGTAAGCAGTTTAACACAAGTATCTCTTATAAGATACATCTCAAACTCAGTATTACTTCCTATATAAGATAACATATCTACAACATGATATTTAACATAGTTAGTTGAATCTGCATTTAATAAGTACTTTATTACATCCATAGCAAAGAAATAAAGTGCTGGTTTATCTTTTATTAAGAAATTTCCTATCCATATATTTTGAATATTTTCTGGAAGTTTGTCAAAATATACCTTGTAATTAAAATAGTATCCATCTAGTAAGCACTTATTAAGAACATGTTCATAAGCATAATATCCTCTACATATTTTATTAAGTTCCATATTAAATAGAGATACACCTGTTACTCCTAACTTACTTCTTAGTTCATCATTATTTAAAAGAATGATATGACACATTTCTTTTATATCACTGGCAGTTATATAAGAATCTTCACTCACTACACCAAGATGTCTATAAGGACTTTTAATATCATTAAAACCTTGCCATAGTCCATTCATAACTTTATTTACATCTTCATCTATTAATTTATATTGATTAAATTTGGTAAACATATCCCAAAGGTTTGTATTTTTTAAATCTTCTTCTGTTTTTATATTACGTAAATATTCAACCATATCTTTTTCTAAATTCATAATTATATCTCCTTTTATTTTACATCATACTCTTTGCAATAAATATAAAGTCCTGTTAATAAATTCATTTCACTAATGTAGTCATTAGTATCACTTGTATATTTCTCATAGTCTGCTTTAAGTGACTCAAAATCATAATACTCATGAATAGCATTAGACTCAACTACATCTATAATATAAGATAGTAAATTCTCATCTTTAGTACGACTTATTAATTCAGTATGTAGTTCTTTAAATAATTCTTTATTACTATAATCAGACCATCCATTCATAAATCTAGTTGATAATGATAAATCATTGTGAATAATATCTAATATCTCCTTATATCTTCTAGATGTTATCATAATCCCTCCTTATCTGTAAATATAATAATAGATATCATAAGATTTAGTCTATTTTTAGTAGACTTTTCTTCTTTAAAATACTTTAAATCCAATTTCAATTCTCTACTACAATAATTACATTTAAATATTAAAGCTCTATTAATATCAATCATATAATCAACAACATCACATCTTCCTACAAAATCAACCAATGCAGAGTACATCTCTTTAGCAACCTTAGGTTCACTATACTCATCCCAATCTTTTTCATTTACTTTATCAACTAAACTCTCTGCAATCTCTAACAGCTTATCATCTAACATTTACTTTTCCTCCTGTTCTTTAATCATACCACATCTTTCTATAACTGTTTTACGATCATCTGGAGTAAGTCTCATTAAATGCATATTAATCAACATTCCGATACTAGTAGCAACTGGAGCTTTATCTTTACATGCCATATCATATGATTTTTTAAGTTCTGAAATGAAGTATACATCTTTTTCAAGATCATCCTTCTTTAAACGTTCTTCTGTATTTTCATATGTATTAAAATCATATTTATAATGAGATTCTAACTCTGGTACTTTATTTATAAATAAGTATACTCTACTACAAGGTATCTCAACTTCTTTCTTAGTTGATTCACCTGTTTCTGGATTTACATTATCTACTTCCTGCTTTATATATTCCTGTTTAAGTACCACATCATATATCTTATAATATTTTCCTTTATATGTATAGTATTCTTTATAAAAGATATCTCTATCTCTAATTATAGAGTAAATATCATTATGACTACATTTCCAATCATATACCATAACAGTATTTTCCTTATGCTCTCTTATAAACTTATCGTCAGGTGTCATCCATGGGTTATAAGTTACTCCATGTATTTCATAATGTGAGTACATTCTTTTAAATCTAACGGCTTCATCAAATATAAACCTTATCATATCAACTGCATAATTTATAAGCCAGCATAAGTCATTATCTTCATAAAATGGTGACTTTACTTTAACTTTTCTGGTACCAACTGTTCTCCATACCTTTATCCCATCTTCATTTTCAACTTGTCCAGAGTCATAAAATGTTATCTCAAGCATCTCTTCTTTATCTCTATAGTTACTAATCTTCCATTTAAGCTGTTCAAATATACTCATAATAACTCTTATTTCTGTAGTGTCAGTTAACTTACTTTTTAAATCCTCTTCTATTAACGTAAATAATCTACTATCTATCATTCTAACCTCCTATTAATGTGTGCTGGAGAAATTAATCTCCAGCTATAATATCCTTTATAGTCTTTAGAGTACTTACACCTTTAGCACTCTCTTTAAGACAAGCACCTGCAACTGCTGAATTTATACCAAATGGAATAGGTGTATGATTTTCTTCTTTATCGTCTATAAATGAAACATTATATGTTGAATTAATTGTATCAACTTCTATTATAACATCATCTATAGTTAATTTAATTACATTAACTTGCTCATATGAAGATAGTTCAAATGTACTTAGTACTTTTTCTAAATCATTTAAGAACTCAAGTCTACTATTATATTTATCAAAACTAAATATAGTATTATATACAGCAACTACAGCACTGTAATCCATTCCATTTATTCTATCTGTATATGTTCCAGATATAGAAAATGAATCACTTTTACTTGTATATTCACTAAGTTGAAGTTTTAAAGCACTTAAGAAATTAAGTTTCTTAGTTCCTCTTAGTTTTTCTGCAGGATATGAGTAATATCTTGTACTATAATTGGTAATTAGAAAGTCTACAACTGCCTCTCTGTCTTTATTTGTTATCATTTTGTTTCCTCCTTAACTTTATCCATTATCATCTTCATTTCAAATTTATTTTTACCACTAAGGTATCCATTTATTGCTTTGTTACACTCATCTACTGATGTAGTATCTCCAGTTTCTTCAAACTCATCTCTTAGACTCATAATACCTTTTATAAAATCAACACCACTTCTTATATAATCTGGAAGTATTGAGAATTGATATTTTGATTCTTCTTCCTTCTTTTCTTCTGATTTAATAATAGCATTTTTGTCTATAAATAGCTTTATTTGAAAATAATTTACATCTATTGTAATTGGTTCAATTTTACCAGTTTCTATATTACGTTCATGTAAGAGTTTACCGTCTCTTGATTTAAGAAGTAGCACATCATATATAGGATATTCTTTAGATTTTCTTCTGTAAATAGTTTCAGTAAAATTAAGTATGTCTTTAATAACTGCAATTATACCATTTGTATCTGCTCTAAATTCTATAACTTCAATTGTATTTGAATTATCTAACACTACTTTATCGTCTGGATTCATCCAAGGACAGTATTTAACACCATCTATGATATAATGAGCATACATTCTTCTATCTTTAACACTCATATCATAAATAAAGTTAATAAACTCAATTGCTATTTTTATAAATATAGCAACGTCATCTATTTTATTATAAAATGGTGACTTAACAGTATACTTACTTAATTTATCAGAAACCCAAACAAGTATTCCATCAGAATTAGGTTTTTGTACAGAATCTAGAATACTTACATCAATATATTCATTATCACTTCTATAATAAGCAAGTTTCCATTTAAGTTGCTCAAATATAGTCATTTTAACTCTGTACTCTGTTCTGGTATCAAGTGTATTAGTTTCTGACAGAATACTAGACATTACCTCAAAACTTTTTTCAATAGTCTCTCTTTTAAACATCATATTACTCTCCTTTTCTAATTAAATACAGCATTATCTACTTCAGAATCTACACTTTGAAATATGTCAAGTATATTACTATGAATCTCTTCTGATATATAACCCTTTTCAAAACAGAAACTTAAAGCTTCTTTAATCAAAACCTTTCCTTCATCAGAGTTATCAGTGTACATATCCTTTATATAATCGTCTGCAAGTTCTCTACCGTATAAAAACTCACCTTCTTTATACATATAATTTGCTTTAAACATATAGTTTATAATATGAAATCCAGCTGATATAAACTCATCATACTCTTTGTGAGTCTTAGATGCATCAAGGTCTTTATCTATATAAACTTGATAACCAAACAGACTAAATGCATATGTATGAAGAAATCTTGCAGTTGTGTATGTAGTCTCTAACATATCAACTATAAATCCTAAGTTATCACTTAATTCTTCTTTATTAGCATTATATTGGTCGTGTATGTAGTTAGCCCTGCTGTTTAGTGTAGTAGAGTACTCCATAATAGAATCTATTGAGAATTCATTATCATCAACGTCGAATAGTAATTCAAGTTTGTTAAAATATGCATTCTTAGCAGCCTCTTCATACTTAACTCTATCAAATTGTGGATGAACCTTTCCTATTGCTGGATAAATATCATTAATTATTCTACCCTTAAGTATTGTGTATTGTACCAATGTATTTAATGAAGCTATTATATTAGGGGCTTTTGGTAGATATACAAACTCCTTTCTCATAAGCTCCAGTAAGTCTTTAAATCTGTCTTCTGCTGACATATTATTCCTCCTTTATTTTCTTTTAATCAATAATACTAACTTCCATTATTATTTAACTAACTGATATTCTGTCATTCCATGTATATTTGATTTTCCTAATATTTTAAATCCAAGTTTTTCATATAAAGCTATTGCAGGTTTATTAAAATCACCCACAAGTACTGTAACTTTATCCTCTTTAGTATTTTCAATTACTCTTCTTAAAAGAACTTCAGCTACTCCATTCTTTCTAGAATCTTTATCTACATAAAGTGATACTATATACTCTCCTTTATCAACATCTTTTCTATGAGCTATAAATCCTCTATATAACCCCCTATCTAGATAAAGAAGTGCATTAACATTTATATCATCATAATAACTTCTTATGTCATATATAAATCTTCCTAGATTTCTAGGATGTACTCCCTGTGCTTCTTCAGATACACCATTTTCTAAATGTATTTTAAATAAATCATATTCAGCAAGTAGAATGTATGCATATGCCTCTTTCTTATCACTCTCTTTCATATTTCTAAAATCATATATCTCTGCATCTCTTGATAATCTACCTTTAAAATTCATTACTTACTCACCTTTTATCCTTTCAACATAAAATTTATATACAGCAGCAGTTCTTTCTTTATTAACTCCCATCTCAGCAGTAAATACAGGTTTACCGTATTCACCTATTTTAGTTATTACATCTTCATAGAAATCCCAATTTTTACTCTTATCAGTATAAGGAGTACTTTCTACTATATCTGCTTCTACATCACCTGACAACCAGTTACATATAACTATAGCTCCAGAACTAAGTTTTATTTTAAAATTATTAATAGATATAAATTCAACTGGTCTAAGTCTAGGAAGTACTATAAGTTCTTTTATACTTTCTAAAAATTTTGTATATATTTCATTATAAGTACTAGAATCATTATTTAAATAGAATGGATTTATTATGTTACATACTGTATTAGTATTAATATCTGTTCTTACTTTAATATACTCACCCTCAGTTATTCCAAATATAAACATATCTTTAAATAACTGACTCAAAACTACTACTAACTCAGCCTCTGAAATTGGTTCATTCACAGTTTTATTTAAAATATGTTCTTTTTCATACTTTTTAAACCATTCAAGTTTAGATTTTGCTTGTTTAATGTACTCTTCTTTAAATACATCATAAAATTCTCTTTTCATAATTCACTATTCATTCTCCTTTTCATAAACATAATATGTATCATAACCATCACCTGTTGAATTACGAGCTACCATCTTAAAAAGTGGATACTTTAAACCACAATCAAGATTAAACTTATCAACATGTGCATTTAAAAATGATTCATTAATTTCTACAAGCTTAACACCATAGTTACCGTTTGGAAAGTTAACCGTATATACACCATTTGGATTTCCTATTTTAATATAGACATCTTCATCATAAACAAGTGTATCAAACACTTCTACATTTAAGTTCCTAACCATACAATAACTATTAATCTGATTATATAACTTCTTTACTGCCAGAAAGAAGTTTCCAACTTTTGACTTTACATCAAATATTCTTTCATAATCATTAAATATAGACCTTACTGATATAAGATTTTTAGTAGTAAATTCTTTCTTAACACTTGGGTCAGATGAGACTATCTTCAATTTTATAAATTTACCATACTCTTTATGTCTTCCATATAGAAATGACCATGTAAGAGATGTATGTATCTTTATTAAATACTGAGATTCATCATAAGTAAATCCAGGATGAGTATTAGTTATAAGCATATCTCTAAACCTATACCAATACATAGACTTCATTCTATTTTTAAGAATGAAGTCATCTTCCTTTTTATCATAATCTTTTGCTTTTGTATCCATAGCTTTTAGTTTTTCAGCTACTTTTCTAAATCCATCTAAGAACATAATGTATCACACTGCCTTATTATAACAGCTTCAATATCACTTGTAGTTTTGTGTATAAGTTCTCTTATTTTATAAGTATCTAGATTGTGTGATATATAGTATCTATACTGAGAACTTAGATAATGTAGTTTACCTTTTAGTTTCAGTATCTCACTTCTAAAGTACCTATACCGTATTTTATGTAACCATACATCAATTATCTCAAATGTATAATTTATTTCATATAACATAGATTTATATGCCATTAATCTACACTCTTGATGAATAAGATACTTTTCTAAATCTTTCTTTTTCATATTAAACCTCCTTTTACTCTATTCTTTTCCATAATTAATCATCCTCTGATTCCATAATACCTATATCAAATCTATTCAAAAAGTTACTCAATCCAACATTAGCCATAAGGTTACTTAACATAGGCATATTATCACTCATAAAATAATCAGGAAATCCACATACATTATTAATACCAATCCTACACATATGTGTCATATGTAACCATAACTGACTTCCTATAACTATGTATCTTCTATTACGAACCTCCATATACTCACGTAACATTCTGTGTGCATAATCGTCAGCATAGAAAGGATGTCTAAGTTCATAATCTAAACCTCTCCATGGTTCATATGTTCCTAGTAAAGCACCTACATAGTTTTTAAATCCATTATAGAGTTTAACTAATGTTTTCGTACTACTTTTTAACTTTAACATAATACCAAGTATTTCATGTATATAGTTGAAATCAAAAGAATCATATTTTCTTATGAAAAACATATCTCTATACTCAGTAATATCACTAGTCTTTATAAATTCAAAGTACTTATCAGCTACTTCTATTAAATTAGGACCTTTAGCCGAATCAAGCCAATAATCAATTTCTGTATTTCGGATAAATGTATCTACGTAGTATCTCCATTGAATATAAGTAGCATTCTTTTTAAAATCAGTCATTATCTCACCTCATAATTCCTTCTTATACTCATATGACCAATCACCTGATAACTGCTGTGAAGATCTTTTATAATCACAAAACTCATATAAATTTATTGCTTCTTTATTTAGTTTTGCTACATCTAAGTATACTATATTACGTTTAATATTTTTAGCAACTTCTTCTACTTTACAAAGTAGAAGTTTAGCAAACCCCATCCTTCTTGCTTCAATATTTATATAAAGTTGACTTATGTAAACAGTGTCACTATCTATACCATCCTTCTTAAATATAATATATCCACAAAATTTATCTCTATATTTTAGTACATAGATGTAAGTATCATTTCTATTGCTCATATACTTTATATCTTCTATATAGAAATTACTTTGATTATACTCCAAATGCTCTACACAATGTTTTATATTTGCTTTTATATGATATTCATAAAATTTATACTCAGCTAACACTAAGTACCCAAAAGCTGTAGCTGTGTCAAGTTCAGTACTTTTAAATTCTTGTGGATACCTAAGTATTTCAATTTCTTCCATTTAAATTACCTCCTATAATATATTTTATTATTTATTAAAACACATTAAGTATGTTACTTACTACATAGTTCTTAGACTTATTCTTAGTTATACAGATTCCAATTCCATAAATCATAGATGATATTAAATGTTCTACTTCTAAAGCAGACTCAACGTCAACCATTTCAAAATTATTAATTCCTATCCAAGCTGGACATTCAACCAAATCAACAGGAATAGCAATTCTTGTAACTTCTTTAATAATTTCGTCATCTATTTCTCCTACACTTCTACCAAAAATACGCTCTAGAATCGCTTTAAATGGCTCTATTTTTGAATCTTTTAGTTCTTTTGTGTATTTATACCATAAATCTTCATTATAGACCGTTTTATCGTATTTTGTAGCATCATGCAAGAATTTATTAAATGCTTCAGATGTAGCATCGTCCATTTCCTCTGGTAGATATTTATTGATTTTCTTATCTATCTTCTCCATATCAAGTCCATCTTCCCAAAGCTCAGCTATTTCAATTATGCTATTTGTAACCTTAAACTTATATAAATCTTCACAAAACTTTTTCATAACTTCATACACTTTTGTGTGTTTACATTTAAGTATATCTAATATTTCTTTATTTAGCTTTATTCTTATACAACCAAAAGCTCCAGGTATTCTTATTTGATTTTCATTATCTGCCATCATATTCCAAAGTCTTACAGCTTTAGATCTATAGTCTCCATAACGACTATCTTCTTTAATTTTAAGTTTTGTATTCTTATTAAGTACATAGTCTTCACTTTCTATATTCTTTATATTCTCTTCTGTAACATTAAACACATGATTTAAAAGTCCATTATAATCTATATCTTGAGGAAGTTTCATAATGAAGTTCTTAAGTATACTATCTGTTGAATCAGCACTTTCGGGATTTGTATCACTTTTTATATATTTAAGTCCACGTACTTCCATCTTCTTTTTAGTGCTCCACATATAGTCTTTTATAAGTGATATAAAACTATATTGCTTTTTAGATACTGTAAGTTGAAGATGTTGCATTACATGTTCCATTTCAAGCTCAACAAAGTGTCTATCCTCTTCTTCAACACCTACAAGTTCTGTATAAATAGAAAATACTTTAGATATAAGTCCAAGTGCACATATTCCTATAAGCTCAGGAATTACACCATATACCATAACTTCATCATCTTTATCTATATATTTAGAAAAGTTTCCATATATAAGTCTTCTTGCTTCTCTAAATACAGTTGATACAGTTGAGTCTGTGTCTATAGTAACTATTCTATCTCTGTGCATAGAAGATATAATATCAACTGTTGTATCTTGATATGTTCCCTCTACGAAATCAGAACCAAAATAGAAGTTTCCATACATTAAATCTTGTGCCATAGTTTTAAGCATGTTAAATTCATCTTTAAATAAAGGATTTTTTGGATTAAGTGCATATGTTGCAAGAAGTAAATCTTTATTTATAAACTCATCTACATTTTCTTTAAGTATTGGAGATACTTTATTATCTTCTATACTAAATTTACCTATAAGATAATCTTTATCATCTGTATTAATCCTTTCTTTAGTACATTTAGAAAGTATTGATATAAATACCTCTTTAACTTCAGGCACTTCAACCCATGCCATAAAGTTATTTCTTAAATACAGAGCAGATTTCTCATCTTTTCTAAGTTCTTTAATTTTGGATAATAAAAATGACTTAGCATAATATCCTTCGTAATGTCTACCAAGCATATTTCTTAAAACGTCATCATCCGTAACTTCAGGAAGGGTATACTTCCTTGTTACTCTATTAAAGTCCTTATTACTTTCTTCTATTATTTTATTATGTGCAGAAATTGTGTAATATCTAAAGTCTCCTCCAAAACACTCCATTACCATAGATGCTACTGCTGTTATATTTCTTGCTCCAGTTGTAACAGTATCAGCAACTTCTTTATTAAATAAAAAAGAACCCTTGTAACCATAAAGTCCGTAGCAGTAGTTAAGGAATCCCTTAACAACCTGCTCTATATTTGCATGTGTACTAGATGCTACTTCATTTCCTACTGCTGCATTCACATTCTTTTCACGTTTTTCTTTTTGTCTTTTATTACTTGTGTTATCAATAACAGAAGAGTTTGGAGCTCTTTTTATAGATGCTTTTGTAAAAAGAACTCCATTCTCATTAATAGTACAAGTTTTAGGCAAAACAAAGAATGCTTTAGTTGTATCAATACGCTTATTTTGATAGTTATCAGTGTTAAGTATATTGATTTCTGTATCAACAAAGTTCTCATCATATATCTTTTCAAGTTTCTCATGGTCAGATTCTTTCAAAGATAATGCATTTATAACTCCGTCAATCCAGAATTCTTTAAAATTTGTACATTCTTGTTGCATTATACTCTCCTTTATAACTTAAACATATAACTAAATTTATATAACATCCACTCAACCTTACTCATTGCTGGAAATTTAGTGAATTTGCTATCCATATAAGTTGTGTATTTATTTGAGTAAGCACTCATATAAATATCATAAAAGAAATTTCCCATATCCAATAAGTTATCTCTTTCAATTAAACCTATTTCTCCTTTTTTCTCTGCATCTTTAACTTTATAGTCAATATTTCTTTTAAGAGTTTTAATTCCTGCTCTAATAGCTGGATATACATCAAGTGGAAGATGTCTACAAGTATGTAATTTTACTTCTTCATAAAACGCATTAACATACTTATACATATATTCTTTCATAACAGGTAGTTCCAATTTATGATTATAGATACCAGCTACAGTATCAAGTATAGATTCAAATTTACTCTTTCTATTCTCTTGTACTACAACTACCTCACAAATATGTCTTATTATGTGTTTCTTTGCTATGGTTTCACTTGAGTGATGATACATTTCTTTATCATTTAGTAGCTTGTATTTGTATACGCTAGTTGATGTAAGATATTTCCAAATAATTTCAAAATCATTAAAGAATTTTAGAATATTATCTATTTTTTCTCTGCTTATTTGGTAGTCTGGTATTTTGTACCCTTTTAATAGAGTTTCAATTATTGCAGTTTTATACCCTGAGAACTTATTCATTATTATCGCCTCCTAATTCATCTACTTTTGATTTAATCCAATACTTAAGCCAAAGGTCTCCTACTTCTTTAGAAAGGCAGTGGAGTTCTTTCATGTAATCAATTATCTTAGAAGTTCTATCATACAAATGATAGCAATATTCTTGTGGTTCCATTTCATAATCTATTTCTAAATTAGATGCTTCTTGATAACGTCTTCTAAGATAGATAAGTCTTTGGTTACACATATTAATATCATACTTTATTCTATCATAATTCTTAGTCATTAATTCATTTATTTTATCTTGTAAATTTTCTATAATATAATCAATCGTTTGTGTTTTCATATTTTCCTCCTGTTAATTTAATAATATCTCTCATAGTTCTTTCAACTAAACTTATAGTTTTATTTACATATTCAAAATAATTAGCTGTATTATAGTTCATCATAGTTTCAGTAAAGTCTTTTATTCTATCTACTTCAGTATGATTTACCTTTTTAATATCCTTTATAACCTTATGTACTAAATCACAAGTACAATCTTTTTCTTGTCCTAATATTGAATATAACTTGTAAATATATTCATGTAAATCATCAAACTTCTTTTTAGCTTCTCCAGTAAGTTCAACTTTATTATATCTTTCTACAAAAGAATACGATTCATCTAATATGTTCTCTATAAACATAAATGTTAGAGTTTTATATCTTGGTTTAATCTTCTGAAACATTATTCTCTCCTTTATACACTTTAAGTATTTCCTTTTTAGTTATTTCTTCCATAAGTTTACTAATTTCATATACTTCTCTCATTTCTCTATTATGTAAAGTATTACTAACTGTAGATAGATATTCTCTAATACCATAGTAATAGTACATCAGTCCGCTAATACCATTTTCTAACATATCAGTTAGTTCGTGTATTGATAAACTATCATCATGTTTCATATTTAACTCCATTTTTAATTCAATATCCTCTATTTCATTTAGTGTTGCAATTAAACTCTTTTCATATTCATCTATTTTCTTAATATAATCTTCATCATCTCTATATTTATATTTATGTACTTTAATAGCTCTAACTACATTTCTTATACCAATACTTACAAAATTACTCATTTTTATAACCCCACAATCCATAAGTAGCATTAGTTTTAACTTTGTTAAGGGTATGTTCAACACCTCTTACAAATTCTATTAAATCCTTTTCAATGCCAACCATTTCATCATACTTCTTATCAATTTCAATCTTATTAAGTTTATATATTTCTATCTGTGAGTTCATATCACCTAAATGTTCTTCATAGTATCTCATTATTTCTTGCTTCTTTTTAAGAATTTTATCAATTTCTGAAGATATGTAAGCCTTGTCATCTTGTTTCAAATTAAGATCATCTATTATATTATCAAACACAAGCTTAGTTGCCGTAGTATACCCATTTAAATATGGTGCTAATATTGCTGGTTTATCTTTTACATTTTTCATATTATTTTCCTCCTATAAATTTAAATTTTACTTCATTTTCTAAAAATTCCATTTTGTAAACATAAACTAAATTATCATTTACAACTGAGTGAACTTCAAGATATCCACTTTTACAGAAATCTATTGACTTTTTAATTCTATTAAATGCCTCTATTGTAAGATCATTTTGTGAACTCATTATAATGATATGGTCATCAGCTTGTAATGGAACATAGTTAAGTTTATCGCTATCACTGCTCATTTTAACAAGTTCATTAAAAATACAATCTATCACTTTAGAAAACTCATCATCTGATAAGTTGCCGTTGTAGATAGCAATACTTACTCCTTTTTTAAATACATAATTCTCCATAATAAATACCTCCTGATATAATTTATTGACTCAATGTCGATTTATAATATGTAATCAATGACTTTTATAAGAAAAGTGTACAAAATCATACATAAATCTAGCTGAACGTATACTTTGATGATAGTCTGATATGTATTCAAGTATCTTATTAAATAATTTATCGAATTCATTATACATTTCAAGAATCTTGTGCTTGTTATTTATAAAATATTCTTTAAGTACTTTATCTTTATTTGTAACTGGGTAACAAGATATAATGACATTTCCTAATTGACTAAGCTTTTCAGTATCTTTAATTATAGTGGTCCACAATTGAGTGATTGTACTTCTAGTAAATTCTTTAAGCTCCATGTGCTCATAACTTACCTTTTGTGGTGGTGTAATTTTGTTTAATTTAGTATTTGCTATATTAATTTTACTCTTAATAAGACACGGTAAAACATAACCTGTATTCATATTTACCTCCATTTTCTTTTTTCATTTTACTTAGTATTGATTTCAAAAATTGCGGAATAAAAAAGTAGAGACCCTCTATAAGACTTTTACATCTTATAGAGGTTGTATTTAATCTCTTTTTACTACAACAGATATATTTAAGCAGGATTATAATACATTACTTGTTGTTATCTCTTAGATAAAGATTCATGTAGTTTTTTATTTTCAATATAAGTATCTTCTACACGTTTTAATATAAATTCATATATATCAGTTATTACATCATATATTGAGTCAGCTTTTAATATTAATATATTAGGTATCTGAATACCATTCTCTTTACAGAAATTTACTATAAGATATTTATCATCTGGTGTCATCTCTGCATCAACCCATTCTGTATAATCATCTATAACAGCTATAGAGTTATCATATTTTATACAGTCTACTACATTTTCACCTGATATTAACATATAATAAGCTCCTGTAAAAAGTGGATATATAAATCTGTAAATAAACATTTTCATTCTTATAGACATCTCATATTTATTTTCAAACTTACTTACATCTGGAAGCCTAAGTTCAAAATCCATCCCACAATTAGGGTCATTAAATCTTAATTCCAATCTTTCAATTATTTTCATTTCATTATTCTCCTATGGTATATATTCAAATTCTAATTCTACAAACGATTTTCCAAATTCATAATCAGCATATAATTTCTTACTTATTCCTGAAACATATTTTAAAGGGAACTTAGCTTCACTAAAACTCTTTTTATCCCATTCAAACTCCTCTTCATCTATGTTTATATCAACAGTAGATGTTTTATATCCTTTAAGTTTATCTTTTTCTTCTGCTTTAGTATCTATATCACTAACTAAATGCAGCTCACTTTTAAGTATTTTAGTCTTTTTAACTTTAACTACCCAAGCATTAGTATCTTTCCAATCATCTCTTAAAGGGTCAGCTTTACCTTTCATCCATTCACGAAACTTCTCTTGAAAGAACTGTATAATAAGACTTCTAAATAAATCATGCCTTACTTGTGATACTATCTCACTTGGTTCTTGAGAAGCCTCTTCAAATTTAGTCATTAATTCCTCCTCATCTTCTTTACTAAGCTCAATTTTGTACTTAGTAGGTTTAGATGGAGTAGGAATAGTGCTTACAAACGGATTATTCATATTATCACTTCCTATCCCATAATTTTACTAAACTAAAACTTGCAACTGGAGTTTTACCTTCATCTGCAATATATGCTTTTCTAAAATCATCATATATCTTTTGATTTTCAGGTGTAAAAAGTATTGATTTACCAATATTTATCATTTTCTTAACTCTATAATCATCTTTCATTCCACTATCTATTATAAGTTGATATAAAAGTACATCAATCCAGAAATAATCAGATATAAGAAATGTCTCAACTCCCAAATCTCCAGTACAGAAAAAATCTAAATATTTACTTATTCCTTCTTTTGTATCATTAAATGTCTTAATATTACTTCCAAATATATTTCTAAGTATTCTCTCGTCATCAATTAAGTTATCTTTCATTATAAAAAAATAATTATTCTCATCAGAGATTATACTCTCAGCATTCAAGTTTACGCTACTTGGTATAGTAGCGTAACTCAAATTCTTGTAATGTTTAATAAGAAATCTTAACTCATCTGCAAACAGAATAGAAGGTTTAAAGTAAATAAAGTTATTTTTAATATCTTGTGGCATAAACATACCACCTTCCTTAGGCATAAGAGATATTCTATTCATAGAATCAACTCTTATAGTATAAGGTGTAATAAGTGAATGCTCTAGTTTTTCAACTATAGAAGTTAAAAGATTATCAAAATCCTGACTTTTTATACGTCTTGCATTATCTGAGAGGATATCAAGACACCATAAATCATAACTAAACACCACATTATTAACAGTAGATACTATACTACTTTTTACTCTTAATTCGTCCATTCGTTATAAACCTCCTTAAAGTTAAGATAGAAAAACTCATCTAGTGCATGTTTTATTCTTTCAAATGATATTCTTGTAGCAATTCTATTATATGTTTCATCATCAAATATGCTCTTAGTATCACGTCTACAACTAAATCCAGCAGCATTCTTGTGTCCACCACCAGATAAACCATATGCTTCACCAATATATCTTGCAATTTGAGGTGATTCAACCTCTGTTACATGATAACCAGTATATACAGTTCCACCTGTTTTATGGAATGTTATAACGATATCTACATCTTTATATTCTTCCATAATCTTTTCTTTTATATTTGATGCAAACTTCCATTCAGCTGGAACAAGTGCTATCTTAAACATCTTTTCTAAAATACCACTTGTAGTTGAATCTCTGAAATAGTTTACAAATCCAGTTAAAGGGTTATTCTTAGCTTCATTATAAGCTACTTCTACAAGTTCTTTATACTTTCTATCACAGTCGTTAACCCAACTATAAACAGAATCAGAATTTAAACTTACTCCAGAGTCTATAAAAGCTACAAGTATTCTAAGTAGCTCAACGTTATCATCAACTACTTTATCAACTGTACCCCATTTTTGACCTCTATACCATTGAGCATCTCCAGGTTTATATCTTTGCTTCCATAAGAAAGTATCCCAAAGATTAACGTCATATGACCATGCTCTTAGATTTCTTTCATAAAGTTGAACTTGCCATAGCTCAGCTTCACTATCTAACCTTTTCATACATGCTCCATAACTTATAGTTGCTCCACAATGTTCTACATCTGTTAAAACTTGATAGTCAGCTAGTCTATCTTCACCTATAACAGCAACTATTTCATCTCTAGTTCTAACATTTCCAGAATGATGGTCATACCAACTAAATTTAACATTATCTGGATAGTCTGCTTCATTAAACGTCTTTAAGTCTAAAAACATTCTGTCTGTTATGACTACTTCTATATCTACTATGTAAGGAACATCCTTATATTTGTCTAAAACCTCTTTAACTGCATACTTACATATCATTGAAGTCTCTTCCTCACGAGATGTTCTTTCCATGTAGACATCATAGTTAATCTTTATAGTCTCAGCATACATCATCATATTAAGTGCTGATGTAACCCCATCTAAGTCAGAATGAGATACTATTATAAGATGCTTAGGATTTCTGTACACAACACCACTGTCATCAAACCCTCTAACAGCTAGATATTTTCTCTCATCTTTCCAAAACTCTCCATTTTCATCAACTTTTGCACTCCAATTTCTTCTCATTATAATTCCTCCTACTAAAATATTTATTGTGTCTGTTAGACATATTATTATATGTAATTCTTACTTGATAGTTTCTGCTGGTATTAGTGAATACCTTTCTCTTAACTTTTGTATCATATACCTATCGTATGATTTGATACTGCTTACTTTACTAAATAAGAATCTGTCTCTTAAGTCAAAGTTATTCTCTTTTGCAAGTTTATAGAAATCAAGATACACATCTATCATAGATTTAGTTGCATAACAATTTTCTATACTTATAAATAACTTATGAAAAGTACCTTTATTTAAAGCATTAATACTAATCGCTCTGTCAACTTCATCTGGGTCAAAATCATATTTATCAATCATAAACTTTCTAAATTTCTTAAATCCTATGTTTTTAGTTACACATATAAGTTTATATGTTGGTTTGTATTTAGCATCATATAGTTTTATAACATCATTAAAATATCTTATATCAGAATTATTATATTCTCCTCTTTTCATAAATAAACTCCCTACCTTGATTTAATGTATTTGTAGAAGTTAGAACCTTTACGACTAGACTTCTTCTCTTTTTCAATATTTTTAGCTTCAACACTATCTTTTCTATATCCATTTAAATAGTTACTAGCATATTCTTCTGGTATGTCAACACCATATTGATGAATAAATCCGTCTGTAAATAGATTTTCACGTTTACGTTTATTATAAGTATCTATAGTTTGAGTAAAACTCATATCAACTGGGTACACTACATGACCCAAATCCCCTCCAACTCTACCAACTCTTGATAAAGTTTGAGTTATCTCAGACCTTGCAAATGTAAACTCAAGTAAAACTATAACTCTTATATGTTTATCGTCATAACCTCTACCTATTTTTTGTGTAGTAGAAACTATAAATTTCTTATTCTTATTTTCTTCATTCTCTTTTAAACTTTTACTACTATTAACTATACCAATATCATCTTCATCAATTCCAAATCTTTCATGAAGTTTCTTTGCAACTATCTCACAGTTTTCAATTCTACCTACGAAAAATACTATTCTTCCTTCTTCACTAAGCATCTTCTTCATAAGAGAATCATCTTTAATATACATTTTATCCATAATAAAATCTAAGAATATATCTTTACGAGCAAATATATTATTATACTCTATCTTAAACATAGATTCATTCCAACCACGAATCTTCATAAATTCCTTTCTAGTTGGATTCATCTTACCTCTTATAAAGTATATGTTTTTATTTGCAGGTACTTTAACATCATCACCTAGATGTAGTACATTCTTATAAATTATCTGAAATACTCTGTTATCTGTTTGTAAGTTCCTATAAGGTGTACCTGTAAGATATAAGTTATATTCAAAGTTAAAATATACTTCAAGTTTATATGTAGTAGATACATTTCTATCTACTTCGTCTATTACTTTCATTCTAAGATTCATTTTATTACAAATAATATCAGATATAGTCTCTATACCATATGTTTTAATTATACTCTCAAGCATAGCCTGAGTTAGAAATAAACCGTTTATTTTATCGTATTTAAGGTCCATTATATCAGAACCTTTCGATAAAACATACATTCCTTCTTTTCCTAAAATCTTACAAAAAGATTCATATCCTTGCTTTATTAAATCACTGTTATATACAATGAATATAAATTTACACTTGAGCTCATGTATTGTATGAGCTGCAAGATAAGTTTTACCTACGTTTTTGACTGACTATGTCTTTAAACTAATAATAGTTTACGAACCGTTTCGGGATAATACCCTACTCTACTCCCTGTTAGATTTAAGATTTGCATAACTTAAACCTATTTCTTCCAAATTAGTTAAGTGCCTTACCTCATAGAAGTAGCCGTAATAAAAAGTATCCTATCCCAATAACACCATAGATATGATGCTATCGGGATTTGATATGACTACAACTCTAATTTTATGGGTTTCGATAGTCGATGGACACATATGTTTAGATATTATTTAGATTTTGTTGCTACTGTAAGTACTACATCAGTTGCTGAAGTTAAAGAATTGAACTCACTTTGTTCTTTAGTACCTGTTACACCACCAGTAGCAATCCATTTAAGACCATCTCTTTGCTTAGTAGCTGCTTTTTCTGTTTTGATAGTAACAGTAGGCCAAGTTAATCCTTTAAGACCAACTGGTCCTGTAGGTGAAGTACCTGTAACTTCTATTTCTTTAGAAGCTTGTCCGTCTACTAATGCATCTTCTCCACCTTTAAATGTAACTTTAATCTTTTTATTTGCAGGTGTTGATGGAGCTCCTGATACTTTAGCTTTTATAACTTCTTTCATAGATTTGATTACAAATCCTGCTATAAGTTCTGGTTCAGTTTTAGATACAGCTGACACATCTTTTGCAACCATAGAATCAACTGGAACTTTAGTTATAATAGTTTCATCAAATCCAGCTTTATTAAGTTCAAGTCTTAGATGTATTAAAACTTGTTGATTTTCACCTACATTTTGCCAGAACTTAGCAACATCTGGTTTGCTAGATTCATTAGCTTTTTTAACTACTGCTTCAATAAACTTATTTATGTTATACATAACATTCCTCCTTTTTATATTAATTTTATTTGCAAATTTTATCTAAACATACTTTGTTGCTCAACACGTTCTTAGTTAATACATTTTTACTATACCAATAAGCTTTAACTTATTGCCATAAAGATATCACTATCATTTACTTAGTAGTATAACATTATAAACGAACGCTCCAAGCAATTAGATTCGTAAGGGCTTAGTACAACTTAACCCTGGGGCTAATGCAAGAATACATCTTCTATCTTCATTGAATAAAAAATGACTGCTAAGTTTTTTAGCAAGTTCTTTTTGGTGTTCTAGTGGTGGATAAGCAAGATTATAGCTTATTAAATCAACCAGTGGTATTTTAACTTGCTTATAATTATACCTAGTTCTAGTAACACTTTGTATTATATTCTTAGATATTTTAGGAATTCCTATAGCTGTATCTTCACCACCATCTATTTCAAAGAATGCTTTAGGTATTTGTGCTTTTGTATTAAAGTCTATTATTGAAAGTTTTGACCTTAAATTCAAATATGCTCCATTGTCTAAAGTTGACTTTGGAATATAAAAGGCAGTAGTTGTCTCTAGTATATCAAATATAGGAAACACCTCCTTATTATAGAAGAAAAAATAAAAGAAATATAGTCCCTGACTAAATATTTGTCAAGGACTATACATGTTTATTTATTATCCATAAACTTAAATAATTCAGTTAAACTACCAAATACTCTTATTTCACCTCTGGAAGAACCATTTATTTTAATCATAGGTTCTGCAGATGGAACCCATTTACCAAAATAGTTAACCTCACTCTTATCAATTGCTTCTAATATAGTAGTGGATTCTAATCTCTTCTTTTTATATTTCTTTTTGCTCATATATAACTCCTATCCAAGTATTAGATACTTTTTATATTTCTTCATAAGTTCTTTACCAATCTTTCTTAATTTTGCCTTACTTCTTATATTTTTAATATGTAAGTTAAGTTTGGAGGTTATATCTTTAAGTTTAATCTTTTTTCTTCTCATCTTTTTTAATGACATCTCCAACACATCCTTTATCTGGTATAAAATCAACTGATATGAGTTTCATTGATTTTAGAACTCTTTCTCCATTAACTTCTTCATATTGACCAACTAATCTTACTCCAAAGTTATGTGCAGTATGTGCAAGTCCTTGTGCTATAAGGTTATTAGTTACTTTAAAACTTCCATTCATAATTATTTCCCCTTTCTATTAGCTTTTATTATTCTAGTTTTTGCAGGATTAGAATTCATTATATCCTTATTTAATTTAATCTTAGAATTCTCTCCTCTTAAAGCTTTATTAGATTTCTTTGCCATTTAAAATCACATCCCTTTATTATTTTTATGGTAATTTTTAGCTTTTATAAGTCTTGCATGAAAATTATATTTACCACTTTCTAATTTATCAAATAATCTTTTACTAAACCCTACTTTTGCATACTCTCTACCCATATATCTTTTAATTGAAAAGTATAATAAACTATCCAAAGCAGCATCTGATTCATGTTTTACCAAAACTCTACGTGTTTGTGATGCCATAAAACTCATAATCGAAGTATATTTATCATTATTCTCTTCTGCAAACTTTCTAAGTTTATCCCTGACTTCATCATTAAACTTAATTAGTTCACTAAGAGGTTTTCCAGTATTATTTACAGCATTTATTTTCATATAACCAATTAGAACTTTTGCCATATTTCTTTTAAGCATTCCAAATTTTGATAAAACTTTAAACTTCCTATTAACTTTCATAACTTTCTCCTTCTATAGTTGCAAGTTCTTCATCATCTAATACACCACTGAAATCATTCATCATCATATCTTTAGTAAAGTATCCATTTAATATATCATTAAATTCAGTATATAAACTTCCTTTTGCTGTATCTCTTCCTTCTGTAATACTATTATAGAACACATCTGTTTCCACAGGAGTTGCATTTTGTTTTGTAAGTTTAAATACTTTCTTAATATATCCATGAACCATACCTATACCAATATTACTTGATTTAGATGGACTTGTGATATCAGACCTTACATTTACATAATTAAATGTTTTACTATCTTCTGTTGCACGTTTGCTACTATCTTCACCATCTCTTAAAAGTATGTATATTAATGTTTCATATTGTATAAAATGGTCAAGTTTTATTCTTTCTTTCATAAACTTAAATAAGAACTTAACCATACCTTCAAAGTCAAGTGTTTTAATATATTCAGCATTTTCTTTAAAGAAATCATTATTTTGTCCACCAATAAGTTCATAGAATCTTTCAGCATTTGCTATAACAGAGTCATTAGGAATATCTATTTTGTAACTTCCATCTTCACATTCAACTATGTTTTGACCTGTTTCAAATAGTTTTCTATCTACCCATAGTTCATTTTTATATCTTATAGGAAGACCATTTGCTGCTGTTTTAGTAGGTATATGTTTAAGCTCTACCTTATATTTCTTATTAAAGTAAATTCTATCAAACACCATTTTCTTAATATAAGGTGTAGTTTTTATAAACTCTTCTAAGTTCATATCTTTAATATCACCAAAACTTACAAGTATAGCCTTTATTATTGCAACTATAAAGTGCTTTATTGATATAACTCCTTGTACTATTTTGGCAACATCATCTATAATATAAGTTATATAGTTATTATAATGTATCTTATTATCTCTCATAAACTTATTAAAGTGTCCAAAACAGTCAAGACATATATGGTCACCTTTACAAAATGCTATACTTCTTATATTAATTTCTTTACCGATAAGGTCTTTCCTATCATAATCAACATAACCTATTATATTACCATTATCATCACAGTAATTCTTACCACGATAGAATATAAGTTCTGATTCTTTTTCTATCTTTATCTTCCAAGTTCTATGAGTACCGCAATCATTAATAACTTCTCTTGTATCAGCTGAGTTAAGTCTTGCTGGTAGAAGTGCTGATATAACCTGTTTAAACACAGTTCCACCCTCTTTTATATCATTCTTACCAACAAATCTAGCTTTAATACCCATTTGGTCCATATGCATTATATCTTGCTTTTTCCGTAGACCATTTATAAGAGGGTGTCTTATAGGTTCATGTGCAATATAAGTGTTTACTGCATCTGGCATCATACCATATGTAACAGCAAATGTTTGTACTTGAGCAAGATTTGCTTTAACTCCTGATGTAAAATAGTATGTTAATGGGTCTATAAATATATCTCCAGACTCAAATAGTTTTGCAACATTTTTAATTTTACGGTCTATTTCCCAAGGTGTGTCTGTATCATTATAAACATCTTTATCTATAATATCACGATAACGTTTATCATTAAGATAAGTATCTATATAACCAAGAAGACCATGTTGTACTGTAACTATATCATTTCCTATTATTGCAAGCCTATAGAATTGAGATTTTACTCTATCTAATATAAAAGGAATTGATATTTCTGGCATAAATAAATCTTTATCTCTTAAAAGTGCTCTTAAAACCTTAGTAGAGTACTCTTCAGGCATACCTTTCTCATAAGAAGTAGTAAAGAATAAATCTTTTCTTATGTCCTTTTCTCTTGATACTTTGTAGCTATCAAACATAAGTTGCAAACATGCATTTACAAATATCTTAGATGCATTACCTTTTATATAAAATCCATCAAAGAATTCCATCATAAGGTCTTCCTTATTGGTTGCATCTTGTCTTATTCTTCTTGCAAGTTCTATTAAATGTTCTTTATTATCAAACTTAAATAATTCCATATTTACCAACTAATCTCCTTTATATCATATTCCACTTTAATAGTACTAAACTCTGGGTTAAAACGAGTTATCTGTCCCCAACCTGTTATGTTACTTTGCTTTTTAAGATAATGCTTTATATCAGAACCTTCTTCTATGAAGTAAAAATCAGAGTTTCCATCATATAAAAAGTACTTATCTTTATGTATAAGTACAAATCCCTCAACTGTAGCTCCGTATGTCTTAGTCTCAGAATCAGATTCATATAGTCCTTTTACATCCATATCTATGTAACCAAGATGTCCTTTTATATCTCTTTCTTTATAAAGTCTTACAAGTTTACCAGATGTAGGATGAAGTACCTTGCCACAATATAAGTACTTAAATCTCTTTATATTATCTGTTCTTGTTGTATACTCCAAAATATATCCTTTAATTTTATCTCTTTTAAATACATAATAACTATCATTACTAAATTCATACTCACTTGTATTACTTAGTAAAAACTTCCTATCTTTCATTCTAACTAAAGGTATACTTGGTAAGCTTAGTTTAAATGCCATTAAAATCGCCTCCATACTTAACTAAAATATCATTTACTAGAACATATTGCTCATTTTCTTTTCCATAAAACTTATTATCTATTGGATTTATATTAAAACATGCATACATAACAGGTGGCATACCCTCAGTAAATCTAACTACATTTTCTACAGTAAGTAATTTAACCTTTTTAGTATCGTTATTCATTGCAAGTATTCTCATTCCAGGATATAGTTTATGTATCTTAATGCTTACAAATCTGTCTCTTGATATGATGTATTCTCTAAATTTATCAATACTATCTACATATGTAGGAACTCTAAATTCAAGCTTGTTAGATGTTTGACTTTTAGTAATTTCACATGTAGCCTCATCAAGACTAGTTGCTTTTCCTTCATATAATAGAACTTCATGGTTTGGTGTACCAAAAAGTCTAACATCTTTATCTTCAACAAATTCAACCATATAAGATATATAAAGAGTCATTACTTTTATACTATCTGTAAACTCTCCTACATGTGAACCAAGTTGATTTACTCTAATGTCAGACAGTTTTAATACCTCAGGTTTAGGCATTTGAATATGGTCAATCTTTATTATATCACCTCTTTTAGTTTTATCAAGCCAAGTAGTAAGTAAATCTTTAGTAGAAACCTTTTCTCCATTATTAACACTAAGTTTGCTGTTGTCTAATTCAATTATAAACATTTTATTTCCTCCTTTTTCCAATTTATTATTTAAGTTTGATTCACCCTATTATATTTACTTAAGAAAAAATAAACAGGGAATTAACCCTGTTTATCTTAACTAGCAAGATGTTTACACTTATTCATAAGTTTAAGTGTTTCAAGTGCTATCTTAAGTGTTTGTACTTTATTATTTTCTTCTTTTTCCATTATTTTTTCTACTTTGTTTTTAAAATTAGTCTTATCTTTATTCTTCATCATCAATCACCTCTGCAACTTCTTCATCTTTATCCTCTATTAGAACTCTACTTGGTGTAGAATCATCTCTTTTTGAACTAAATGCAGCTCTAAGTTCAGCATCTTCTGCAAGTAATGCTCCTAATCCAAATTTAACTATATTATACCAAGGTGTTTTTGTAATATCAATATCTTTCTTTTCAACTCTTTTTTCATCATATGTCTCTAGTTCATTACAATATTTCTCATTCATATTAATAACCCCCTTAAAAATGTAAACTTCATCCTAGTTATAAATTCATTCTTCTCAATATCACTAAGTATACCTTTCTTCTCTTTCTTAATTAACATATTGCACTCTTTTATCAATTCATCAATTGACTCAACGTGTTCAGTAAGATTCTTTAACTTTAAATCATAATATTCATCAATGTCATTAACCTCTGCTACCTTTATACGTTTATATACTTCTATTCTTTTATTTCTTGACCTAACCTCCATTATTCCTCCTGTTTTAATTCTCCTTGATGTGCTCTTATTATAGATTCTCTATAAATGTTATAAAATAAAGTTAACCAATCAAAATTTTGCAAAGTATTTCTATTAATAAATTCTATCTCTTTAATTTTTAAACTAAAAGAAGACTCATATGCAATTGCGGGTAGATTTCTTTTATTTTCTTTATCCATTTTTAACATCCTTTTCAAGCATATCTATTAATAAATTATTACTATTTATAAAGAACTCAAAATCTTTATGAGTTTGACTTCTGAAATGCTTTAACATATCAGTTCCTTTAACTATAGCTGATTCTATATATCTTCTAGTTACTATGCACTCATCTGTATCAGTATAGTCCATTTTATCTTGAATACTTGATAGTTTTTGTAATATTGCTCTTATTTTATAAGCAAAAGAATCTTCATTATAGTTTGGACTATATCCTCTATATAAACTATTAATTTCAAATAATATTGATTTAAATTTATTTATCTCTGGTTGTAATTTAGAGTAAATAGAATCTAATTCTGTTTTATAAATGCTATAGATGTAGTCAATCCAAATGTTATCTGGTATGTCTTTCTTATGTCTTTTAAATGGTCCTCTATACATATCAATTAAGTTATTAATAACTAACTCTTGAGAATACAGTTTTTGACCAAGTTCTGAATTCTTTGGGTCTTTATACATAGAGCCTAATCTACCTTCTAAATAAAGATATCTTATTCTAGATAGATGAATTCTTACATTCTCTAGTCTACTTATATCACAAACTTTACCATAGTCTTCAAATCTTTCTTTTTTAAAGAATTCTCCTGGCGTTCTATAATTCATAACTATACCTCCTTATTAAAGATAACATAAATTTCTTCACATATAACTTTAAACTCTTTAAATCTTTCATTGTACTCAACTGAACACTTATCAAGATATTCTTTATTTTTATTATACATTTTAATATTCTCTTCTTCTGTTAAAATCTCTTCTCCACCATATACTTCTAGTATATTATTTGTAGTTGCTGCAAGTTTATCTCTAAATTCATTAATTCTATCTGCTAGTTTATCTAAATACTCTTTAGTAACATCACTTCTTTTAGATAATAAGTTATGACTATTTATAAGTGTATTTCTAAGTATAAGAGATGTTTCAGCATAATCATCTGGACTTATATACTTACCTGTTTCTATAACACTTTCTTTACTCATTAAATAATTTAATGCAAATCCGCCATTTTCTTTCATTTTATTCCTCCTACATTATTTATTTTCTTTAGCTCTTTGTTTTTCCTCTTCATCTAGCACTCTATTATAAATAGCATTACTGCAAAACTGCTCAAAAGTTATACTTTTTCTTTTACATATTTCATTTATTCTTTCAATTAAATTATCACTCAATACTATCCTGTTATTCATATTCCATGCTCCTTCCATTTCTTAATCCAATATAATATGTCTGGTTTATCGTTATATAGTCTCTCTAAATATTCTTCTTCAGTTTCATCTGAATGTTTAGTATTAGACGGATGTACACTAATAATATCTGGATTTAAATCATCTACAAACATAATCTCATCCTGTGTTCTAATTACTGTAATATGACCTGGACTTGGTCTTCTAAAATCTGTAAATCTTATTGTGAATTCATCATCATCTTTATTAGTCAAATATCTCACCTCCTATGCGGAACAAATTAAAAACGAGTAGGTTTTACCCTACCCGTTTATTTTACTAACTTATTCCTATAACTATATCATTTGCTTGTAAATCTATTCCCTTTACACCAAGTGCAGACCTAGATACAAGTTTTATGGTATTTGTATCACATACTAAGCTTTTACCCATCTTAGTATATATAAGGATAGATTCCTCACTTGTCTTTCTTACCATTGCAACTATTCTGTTATTATGTTTAGTTTGTGTACATTTAACTCCTGCTCCATTTCTATTCTGTACTTTAAACTCATCTGGATTACATCTTTTAATATAACCCGATTCTGTTACAAATACAACTGGAGTATTACCATCAACTCTACACATAGAACTTACAAAGTCTTTCTCATCTTTATCAAGTTTTATACCACTAACTCCTACAGCTCCAATTCCAGTTGGTTTAATCTCATTACTATCTATTCTTATACACATTCCATTATGTGTTGCTATAAGAATATCTCTTTCTTTAGAACTATCTGGAATTATAACTATATCAACTATCTTATCAGAACTATCAACACCAATTAAATTCTTTCCATTTGCATTAATCTTTTTAAGATTCTTAAGGTCTGTTGATTTTACCATTCCTTTAACAGAACAGCTAATAAGAGTTCCAAATTCATTATCATTTACAAATACAAGAACTATATTCTCACTATCTCTAAGACTTAGTAAGTTTCTTGCAAGTGCTCCTCTTGCAAGTTTAGATACAGTATCAATCTCATAAGCTTTCTTTGTATATACTCTACCTTTAGAAGTTAAGAACACAAGTTGCTGTCTTGCTGTCACATTAAGTACTTGCTTAATCTCATCTCCTTCTAGTAAAGTTCCTACTGAGTTTCCTTTTCCTCCACGTCTTTGTTCCTTATCAAGAGGTTCTGTACGTTTTATATAACCTTTTTGTGTCATTATAATAGTACATGGTTCATCAGGAATTGTATCCTCTTCTGTTATGTCATCTCTTTTCTTTTGTATCTTTGTTTTACGTGTAAGATAAGGTTTTGCTTCTTTGATATTTCTTATATCTTCCCATTCCTTAATCATGTACTCATCTACATCTTTATTAGATTTAGTTCTTGTAAGTCTTGTAAGTGTTTTAATTTTCTCTTTTACATCTTTTTCCTCTTCTCTTGCATCACTCATATTAAGCTTTGTAAGTCTTGCAAGTTTAAGGTCAAGTATATACTGAGCTTGAGCTTCAGAGAGTTTAAAATACTTCATAAGTTCTTCTCTTGCAGAAGACGTATCTTTTGCATTACGAATAATCTTTACGGCTCTATCTATATCTTTAGTAACTATAAATAAACCTTCAAGTATATGAAGTCTATCTTCGTTTTTCTTAAGTTCTATCATAAACTTATTATGAAGACAAGATTCTCTAAAGTCAACAAAGCTTTCCATTATATCTTTTATATTTACTTTCTCTTTAAACTTACCTTTTACAAGTAAGTTTGCAAGAGGTTTTAAAGTCTTTTCAAAAGGAGTTTTATTTATAATAAGATTTATAACTCTATCTACATTTTCTCCTTTAGGTAAATCAATACAAACTCTAATACCTCCTTTTTGTGTAGTTTCATCTCTTATATCTTTAATATTTACTTCTCCTGCATCTACAAGAGCTCCTAATGATACAGTTATGTCTGGTATATAAGACCCATAAGGAATAGAAGTGATAACTATTCTTTGATTTCCTTTCTTATCTTCTTCTATTTTATATTCTCCTCTAAGTCTTATATATCCATCACCACTTGTATAACATCTTTTAAGTCCATCTGTTCCATTTATAATACCTCCTAATGGAAAATCAGGTCCTTTTATAATTTCATACATTTGTTCAGGTGACATATTTCTATTCTTTACATATGCAATACATAAATCAATTACATCACCTAGATTATGAGGAACCATATAAGATGCAAATCCTACACCTATACCCATATTTCCATTTATTAGAAGGTCTGGTAATACTTCTGGTAAATATTTAGGCATAGTTGTAGTATCATCATAGTTAGGTTGATATTCAACCACATCTTTTTGTAAATCTTTAAGAATAATCTTTTCTGCATACCAAGATAGCTTTGCTTCTATATAGCGTTGTGATGCAGCTGTGTCACCAGCAATTGACCCAAAGTTTCCATTCGGGTCAATATATGGTATATTATTATTAAAGTCTTGTGCCATATTAACTATGGTTCCAACTACTGATTGGTCTGAATGAGGGTGATATTTCCCTAAAACTTCCCCTGTTATTCTTGCAACCTTAACATGTTTACCAGAAGATGTAATACCAAGTTGATTCATTGCATATAATACTGTAAGTGATGATGGTTTTTGGTTATCTTCTGCATTTGATATTGCTCTGTCTTGTATAACTGCATAAGCATAACCTGAATAACTTTCCTGTATATCATCTACTATATCAACTTCATCAATTATTTCTGCCATTACATTCTCCTTATCATTTCTTTTCTTATAGATGAGTCATTTCCCATAATACCAGAAATAACTTCATCTGTTTTTACTTTGTCTTTCATGACTATCCTAGTTAACCTGAAGTTCTCAGGGTTTAGAGTAGTCTCGAATAAGTCACTTGGATTGAGCTCTCCTACGAATAGAATGTTAATTTTTTAATCACATCTATCCCGACTATATCTTCACCTCTATTAAGAGGGTACACCATTTCTTATTACATGAGTGCATTTAACTCAAAACCTTATCTTCAATAAGGAAATTTACTCTTGTTGTATGTCTCCATATAACTGCCTAGTCTGTGAACGTTACTTACACTAAGTCTTCGCTGCTGATTACGCATTCAGGCAACTCTTTGGTATCCTGATGTTCTTCCAGCAATTAAATGTATTTGTCCAAAACATTGCTGCTTTTCGGGGCTAGTTATCGTTAACCCTTTGAATCTCGTTATCTCATAGTTACTTATTCCTTTTTTATTAAGTTCTTTTAACTTGTCTTCTTTATCTTTATCTGTTTTGCAATAATAAATGTTTTTACCTTGAATTATTCTATATAAAGGTGGATTAGCAGAATATAATTTCCCAGCTTCTATAAGAGCAGGCATAAATCTAAAGAAGAATGTAGTTAGCAAAGTTCTAATATGATATCCCGAATAGTTATTAACCTGTAGCTTTTTATCCACAGCTCTGGAGGTCACCCTCATTTTCATCTAGTGGTCAATTCCACTCCAGTCTAGCGTACGTTTTTATCACTCACTTATAAATACGGTTATAAGTGGGATACTCTGATAGGACAGCCTCTTGGAAGTATTATATTCTTGTAATCCTATTACAAGGTTCAACTTCTACGCGTTGTGTTTGACTAAGTCTTTACTCTTAGCCTTCAATCTCAAGTTAGGTCAGTACCTCCTTGCTTAATTCTATCCTAATAATCCATAATATACTTGAGCATCTTTCATCATGGACGACGGTTCATTAACTGACGACATCAATATCTGCGTCTGTGCAGATTATAATCTTCCCATATCTCATTTTATTTACATCAAATGTATCAAGGAAACCTGCACCGATTGCATTTATTAGTGACTTTACTTCTTCATTCTTTAAAACTTTTTGTAAATCTTCTTTCTCTACATTTATTATCTTACCTCTTATTGGAAGTATTGCTTGTGTTGCTACATCTCTACCTTGCTTAGCCGAACCTCCAGCACTATCCTTTATGTCATCTAGGACGCAACTCCTAAACAGTTCTCTTATGAACTTCATCGTATGATGTTTGGACTATATCTTTTCTTCCTCCGTTTCGATTTAAATAGGTTGGCATTTATAACCTTACCGTCATAAGCTTACGGCTCTACATATGTTATACCCACTTTTATTATTTACTGAGTATAACACCCTAGTACTCTGAACTCATCTCTTTATTTATTAATTATGAATAAAATTTCTTAGTATTGTAATAAGTTCTTTATTTATATACTTCAAATTGAACTTAATTCCTAAGTTATTAACTGTATCGTTTATATTTTTTATTGCAACTTTTATATGAGTTGGGATATCGTAGTTATTATAGAAGTATTTCATAACCTCGTCAAATATAAAATATCTTACAAATTTTTCAGATAGTTTATTTGGAATATATTTACTAGATATATAAATTCTTCTATTTCTAAACCAAAATTCTCTTATAGGTCCTACAACATTATCCTTTCTATTAATTATACCTCCTAAATAAGCATTTAATCCATTAGGTATAAATATACATGTGTCTGGAGAGTATATTTTATTTTTTGAATTCCATTGTAAGATATCTTTGTCTAATACATATTCTTTATGATAATTGCTTCTATCTGATATTACCCAATTATAAAAGTTATTAAATTCATACCACTCATCACATACTTTAACATTCTTGTAACTTCTTCTATTACTATCATTACATCTATCATGCATATGCGACCATCTAGTGTATATATCTTTTCTATCGTACATAATAATACACCTCCTTTAATTTTTATTTCAATAAAGAGACTTCGCTGCGTCGGTTATGTCCATAACTAATGTTTTCACTATGCTACTTACCACTATTACGGTCGTAGTTTTATACTATATCACTATGTATAAGTAGTAATTAGTTATCATTGACAATTTCCCGCAATTAGAAGGATTTAACGAGGGCAATAGTGCAGTCCACCCTCCACAATTATAAGCATTCTGTCTTCTACTTTAGTATGACTTGAGCAATCTGCAAGTTTGCCTTTAAACTTATCAACCATACTTTTCTTAGTATCAGAATTTGCATCTTTTATTTTTCTTATTTCTTCTCTTTGCTTTCTAGTCTTCATAATCCTATTAAGTATTATATTTGCTTCTTTAGGATTATCTGTTAGATATAGTTCAAGTGCACTATAAGTAGCACTACTAACCATACCTACAAGCTCTGGGTTATTTACCTTTGCTTTAGTTTGACCTTCAAACTCAGGTTTACCCATCTTTACAGACACAACTGCCATAAGACCTTCAAGAACCTCAGAACCTTCAAAGTTTTGGTCTTTATCTTTAAGAAAACCTGTATCTCTTGCAATCTTATTTATAACTCTTGTAAGACCTGTTCTAAAACCTTGCTCATGTGTACCTCCATTTATCATACGAAGATAGTTTACATAAGACCTTATATTATCTTGTGATTTATCATGATAAGCAAGAACTATCTCTACTTTATCAGTTCCTTCTCCTTCTTTTGCTGGTCCTTCTCCTGTAAAATAGAAAGGTTTGCATATTAGACTACGTTCTGTTTCTTTTGCTATTTTATCAAGAAGTTCTGTTATTCCTCCTTTTGAATAAAATACTTGCTGTTCTCCAGTACGCTCATCAGTAACTGTAAACTTAAGTCCACGAGTTATGTAAGCAGCTCCTAAACAGAAATCACATATTTGGTTAAATTTAAACTCCTGTGTTGCTTTAAATATCTTTGGACTTGGTTTAAACTTAACTATAGTTCCTGTATCTAGTGATTTACCAATCTCTTCTACTGGTGTAAGTACTTTACCAAAGGAGTATCTTTGTCTAAATACCTTTCCTTCACGATGCACTGTAACTATTGCATCGTCTGATAAGGCACAAACTGCTTTACATCCAATTCCATGAAGTCCTATACTATGTCCATATGTAGAATTATCAAGTTTTCCCGTTGAGTTCATAACTGTAAATAAAACTTGTAGTGTTGGTATTCCGTATTTCTTATGTGGAGCTACTGGAATACCTCCTCCATTATCTTCAATTGAGATATATCCATCTTTTGTAATAACTACATTTATATCAGTACAAACACCACGAGCATATTCATCTATTGAGTTTGAGATGATTTCTATTGCAAGATGATGAAGTCCAATATTATCTGTATTTCCTATATACATAGCTGGACGAAGTTGAAGTGGTTCTAACCCTTCCATTACCTCAATTGCATCTGCTGAGTAAGATTTACTCATTTACATACCTCCTTTATTTTGAACTTAGTTCAACTGATTCTAAATATTTTATGTATTTGTCTAGTTGTGCTTTTACTTCGGAAACTCTTTCTTCTTCTACAAGATAATAAAAAGAAACCTTTTCTCTTGTAATTTTTTGATTTCTAGTCTCATCATAGTAATCATAAATATTATGAATTGGTTGATAAGCTAGAGTAAGATGAAGTCTTATAAATTCTTTAAGCATTGCATTTATTTTATCTGTAATGCAGAATTTAGAATTTCCACTTGCATAAAGTGTGCCTTTAACAGACACACTTTGAATAAGTTTTCTAACTTTTGGTTTAAACTCTTTTTCCTTTTGATATAATGTTTTCTCTCTTTCTTGTTTAACACCAAACTTTCTAGGGTCAAGTTCACGTTTTATGTTCTTAGTTCCCTTTGCGATGTTAAATTTTCCTTCTTTCTTTGCGTACATAACTAATCTCTCCTTTTTATATTAATGTTTTTAGATTGCTAATAAGTGTTTTGTGTATTGCTTTATATGCAAAAGCAACTACGTCTTCTTTATATACTCTTACTACCGAAGTAAATGTTGTATACTCTTTAGTATGTGTAACCTTTGTTAAATTAGAACTCATATCAGTTCCTATGTCTCTTAACATTTCTTTTGAACTTGCAAGTAGTTCTTCTCTTGTATCTTCAATTCTTTTCTCTTCTGTAAGTTTAGTCTCCTCTGTTTTACATACAAGTAATGTTTCTTTTATAATATCTTTATTTCTATTATATGCTTTATTAAAATGCTGTTTAGTTCCAGCACCTGCATATGTATTATAATACTTTTTCCACACTTCTGCTTTATCTTTACCGTGTATGTTTACTTTCTTAGTTTCAACTATATATTTATAATAAAGTGCCATTGCAGCTACTGATGCTTTATGATTATGAGTTAGTTCATTAAAACTTATCTTTTTGAAATCAATTCCATTTGCTTTAAGTTTTTCATAAGTTTTCTTATCTTTAAGAACTTGCTTTTTAACAAACTTAAAAGCAACTGGTGTTATTTGAGCTATTCCATGTTTAGAACTTCCTTTATAAGCACCTAAATCTGTTTCTGCTGATAATGTACCAAGCATAATATCATTCCATTCATCATGATATGATTCAAATACTAACTTTGTAGTATCGTATACTATCTCTACAACCTTTTCTTTCTCTATTCCATAGTTTCTTAATTTAGCTGCCATAGAAGACAAGCTAAACAGCACAAATATAATTCCTATAATTCTTTTCATATAAGTTTTCTCCTTTATTCATCTATTTTTATTAAGCTATTTGAACTTCCTTGTACTTTAGGTAGTTGACCATTCCATTTTTCAATAGTCATCTTTCTTAGAAGTTGTGGAGTTAAAGAATTACTTTCTATTTCATTTGCTTTTGCTTGTAATTCTTTTTCTCTTAGTGCATATTCAGCAAGTTTAACTCTATTTTCAGCTTCTACTTGTGCTTTTGCTGATTCTGCTTTAGCTGTTTCAACTTTCTGTTCAGCAACCTTTTTAGCTTCAATTGCTTTTTCATACTCATCACTAAAGTCATGGTTTACAATAGATACATTTGATACAACCATTCCATATCTTGCAAAGTCATCTTGTAAATCATTAAATATTTCTGTAGAGATTTGTGCTCTTTTAGTTACAAACTCCTCTATAGTATATTTTGCAATAGTTGCTTGTACTATTTCTTTAACCCTAGGACGAACAAATCTTTCTTGATACTTCATTCCAAAGTTTGTATAAAGCTTTTCTGGGTCTTGAATATTTGCTTGAACTGTAAATTCAAGTTTTATACTTTGCATATCTTTAGTCGATACTTCAAGAGTAGTATCTTGCTCATCTGTTTTACCAAAGATATAACTCTTTTCTCTAGTTTCCATAAATACCTTAGATTGAATAAGTGGGTATTTAAAATGTAGTCCTGGTCCATCTACTCTTGATATATTACCATTTGTAGATACAATTGCCACTTCTCCTGTTTGTACTGTATATACATTAGTTAAGTAAACTATAAGTCCTACAAGTATAATAGCACCAACTGCTCCAAACTTAAATACTCTTTTAACATTAAAATCTCCTTCATCATTAACAAAAAATCCCATATTTATTTCCTCCTTTATTATATAAGTCTATCTGTTACAATTTTAACTACATCTAAAAGTCCATCTACTACAAGTTTAACTATTAGTATTTCAATAAATGTTCTTGTCATCACTCAACTCCTAACGAACTAGTCATATCTTTAATTATCTTATTTTCTTTTTCTTCTTCTGAATAACATGATTCTGTTCCTATTGATAACAGTTCAAAATTAAATGCATTATTACCTTGTTTAGATTCATTAGTAGGAACTTTCCTGTTATTTGAGCTTGAACTTGTATTTGGTGTTATAATTCTAGGTATCCAATAAACCATACATTATTCCTCCTTCTTTATTCTCTTTATAAGTTCTTTCATTTCTTTTTCAATTTCTTTATCCTTTTTATCAGTAACATATCTTGAATATTCAAGATAGCTTACTCCTAGTAAATATGCTACAGTTAACAGTATAGTTCCTATAGTAAATCCATTCTTTACAAATACAGCAGTTACCACAAGTGCATATATAGAAAGTCTAATATAGATTGAATTAAACATCTATTTATCCTCCTTATCATTATCATTTTTGTTACTATACTTTAATGTAACATATACTATTATACCTGCAAATAAAAAACATACAAGTATATACATTAGTATAAATAAATATATTTCATCCAAATTAACATCTCCTTTTAAAAGTAATCTTTATCATCTACTCCATCAAACTCATCCATATCTACATCTGAGTCTCCTTTATCAACTGCTCCTACTTCTTCAACATTATATAACTCATAGTCACCGACACCTAAATCTTTATTATAAGTATATGGTATTTTATAAAGAGTAGCACCATATTCACATGTTGCAACATCAAGTGCAGTATCTTCCGTCATATGTTGTAGTGCTTCTTGTATATTAAGTCCACTTGTTTCTTCAGTTTCATCTATATACTCATTACATGCATCTTCTATAAATTCATGTATATCTGAATATAAAAATGGGTCACTATATTCACTCATAATAACTATATAACCGTTTTCTTTTGCTTTTAACTCTAATTCTCTCAATATGTCATCTATCATATTTAATTCCTCCTTTTAAATGTTAAATAAGTTTATTTCTTCTGCTTTGCTACTAAAACCAGTTCTATCATTTCCTATATTATATAGATATGGTATTCTGTATAACTTAGCATTAGGAAATTGTGCCTTTACAAAATTATATCTTTCTTGTGAATCTTCTAATTTATTTATACTTTCTATTATATCAGATTTACTACTAAATGGATTTCTTTTATCTTTATATTCCTCACAAGAACTATAAATAAAGTCTCCAATAGTTTCAAAATTATCTGGTTCATGTTTCTCAGAAAGTATAAATATATGACCATTTCTTTTACCCATTCTAAGCATTTCTAGATATGTTTCATTCATATCTCTTTCCTCCTGTTAATTTAATATTCTTCAATAATATAAGCTATTCCGAAAATTGCCGACAGTACTAGATATAGGGTTATCATAAAACCCACCTCCTTTTAGACTTAGTTTTGTCTTAATTTTAGACTCATATGTATCTTAGTATTAGAATGATTGATTATTCGATTTTAAGGGTATTATAGTGAATCCTGAGGGGTGATTAAATACGAAGCTACATTAAATCAAACTATGATATATAAGAGTTTTTATGGAAGACTTTACGAAGAAAATGGGTATTTCTAGTTATTTTAATACTTATATATAATAAAGTGTAATAATCTTTTATATGAGAGATTAATTATATTATTAAAATTATATGGAGGTATTTATTATGGAAAAAGAATTTTTAGGATTAGTAGAAGAAAGTGGTAAGACTATAAAAATGGCAAGGTATGCAACATATGCTAAATATGCTGCAGCTGCTGTTTTAGTAGGAGTTGGTGGTTATTATTTATACAAGGGTGTAAAAGCCCTTGAAGGTATCAGAGATGGAATAAGACAACTTAGTCCTGAGGAGCTAAAAAGAGCTCCAAATAATCAAGATGTTGTAGATTTATAATCTACAACATTAAAAGAATAGTTTGAAATATAACTATTCTTTTTTTTCGTCTTTTAAATCAAATACAATGATTTCTGTTACAACAAAAAGACTTTACGAAGGAGAATTGATATTATGATTTCAGATGTAGAAATACTAAACTGTGTATCACTTGGTTATCTTGAAGAATTTGGTAAATCAGAACATGGTAAAACTGTACCAGAACTTATGTACGATAAACCATTTGTTACACCAACAGAACGTTCTATTTATTGGAACTATAAACTAAATGGAGAGTATATCTATAGAGATAAACTCAAAGATTGGAAGCTTGTCTATACTTCTGACTTTAATCGTATTTGTAATGAATACTTACTACTTGATGAGAAAGTGGATAATGGATTTCGTGCAACTATTTGGTGTAAGGCTGACTACGTTGTACTTGCATTTACAGGTACAAATGACCTAGATGATATGATAGATGACATAGACCTTGCTTATAATAATAATTTTAACGACCAACTTTCTGCTGCATTTATGCTTTATAAATATACAGAAAAATACTTCCTTAACGAAGGAGATACACTTTATATTGCAGGTCATAGCTTAGGTGGAGCACTTGCACAATTTGTATATGGATGCATTCCTAAACATAGTAGATATATTAGACTTGCAACATTTAATGGACTTGGAATAGGAGTACATAAAGGAGACTACGTAATAGATAAGCCACTTTTTGTTAAAATGATTAGTAGGTATTTAACTGATGTACCAGAAAGAAGTTATATAGTAAGTGAAATGTGGGATTATATGTTTGGAGGATATTATCTTGAAAAACATCCAATAGAAGATAAGGAAAAGACTATTGATTTTATTATCACAAGACTAAGAATAAGTTTTGCAGATAATAATCTACAAAGTGGATTTCTTAAAGTGTTTTCTTTTTTTAAGCTTAAATTTTCTAAAGTTGCAAAAGATGATAAATATACAGCTAAGATACCACTTGACCATATTAAATATGTAAGTAACATGATTTATTATATGTGTTATACAAGTTATTTATTTCATAAATATCATATGAATGCTTTTTATAATACTAATGGAAGTAACTTCTATTTTAGTGAAGACTGGGTTCCTAATCTTCAAACTTCACTAGGTGTTAGGTATTGTCTTGATAAAGGTGATATTGGATTTGATATTGCAGATGATAGTAAAACTAGAATAATAAAGTCTACTATTACTAAAGTTGGATTTAAAAGACATTCCGTAGGACTGTTTATTATGTATCTTGATATACATGGAGATTTAAAAAAGAATGGAACTATGAATGCTGCTTTTATTTATAATATGTATAAAGAACTTGTATATAGCTGGCTTGAAAGAGAAAGGGTTATTGGAAGAGAGCACACATATGATATGTTAAGAAGTGAAGATGGAAGGAATATACTGTT